AGATGAATATCCAATCAAAGGCAATTTATATAAAGGAATTTCAATTGGAAATTTACAGTTAAATAAAATTTTTAAAAGTGATGAAGTACTACGATTGCAGCTTAATAATACAAATATAAAAAATTTAATTGACGGATTATATGAACAGTATGGAGAATTAATGAGTTATGCTGCCAAAAATTATAAGAAGTCAAATGGAACAAAATATAAAATGATATTTGAAAATATTAAAGCTGGAGATAAATCTTTTCAAGAAAATTATGAAGAGGTTATAAAAAAACAACTTAAAAGTTTTATGCAAAATGAAGATTCTGTATATTTACAATTTAAAGGATATGATTTGCAAGACGTTTCACCAACAACAAATAAAGATAGTTCTGATTTTAGAAATCTTAGAAAAGAAATGTTTGAAATAGTAGCACAGGCTTTTCAAATACCAGTAAGTTTAATGCTAGGCAATATTACAAATATGAATGAAATAGTAAAAGTATTTCTTACATTTTGTATAGATCCAATAGCAGAAATGTTATCAGAAGAAATTACAAGAAAAACATATCCCGGATATTCAGAATGGTCAAAAGGAAATTATGTTAAGGTAGATACATCTACAATTAATCATATTGATATTTTAGATGTAGCAGAAAAAGCAGATAAACTTATAGCATCTGGAACATGCTGTATTGATGAGGTAAGAGAAATAATAGGATTCGATAAACTTAATACTAAGTTTAGTCAACAACATTTTATAACTAAGAACTATGATACAGCGGAAAATAGACTAATAGGTGACAAATAAAGGAGGTGAATAAAATGAAAAGTAAAAAATATTTTCAACTGACTCAAAATAATAATGAAGTCGATATTCAAATTTATGGAGATATAACATCGTGGGATTGGTTTGAAGGAGAGATATCAAGTTATACATTATCTAAACAAATTGAAGGATTAGACTGTGATAAAATAAATGTCTATATAAATAGTTATGGTGGTGAAGTTAAAGAAGGATTAGCAATATACAACCAACTAAAAAGACATAAAGCAACAGTAAAAACTGTATGTGATGGATTTGCATGTAGTGCTGCTTCAGTTGTATTTATGGCAGGAGATGAAAGAGTAATGTCTACAGCATCATTATTAATGATACATAATGCATGGAGTTGGACAAGTGGAAATGCAAATGAACTAAGAAAACAAGCAGATGATTTAGATAAAATAACTCAGGCCAGTATTAATGCTTATATGCAAGAAGTAAATATAACAGAAGAAGAGTTAAAACAGATGCTTGATAATGAAACTTGGATAACACCACAGGAAGCATTAGAAATGGGATTTTCAACAGCTATTGTAAATGAAAAAGAAGCTGAAGAAGTTAGTCAATCTGTTAAAAAATCATTAATGAAGCTTATATTAAATGCTAAAAAAGATGATGACGATAATAAAGATGGCGATAATGACGACAATAGTGATGATAACAATGACAATAATGATAATGACAATAATGATGATAATAATGATAATAACAACGATGATGATGACGATAAGGAACCAAAGGAATCTAAAATAGATTCTTTTTTTAATGTAATAAAAAATTTGAATAATTAGGAGGAAATGAAATGTCAATATTAGGAAATAAGAAATTAAAACAACAAGAAGTTGCATCTAAAATGCAAGCTGCATTAGCTGGAGGGAATGAAGAAGAAATAAAACAAGCATGGGTAGAATTTCAAGAGTCTGTAGTTGATGATATAAAAGCTGATTTCTTGGAATATCAAATAACACAAGATAAATCTATATTAGCTCAAAGAGGATATAGACAATTAACAACAGCAGAAGAAAATTATTATAAGAAATTTATTGAAGCAAGTAAATCTGCAAACCCACAACAAGCATTTGCTGCTTTACCAGGAACACCAGATGGAATTATGCCAGAAACTATAATAGAAGATGTATTTAAGGAATTAGTTGAGGAACATCCATTATTAGATAAAATTAATTTCACTTATTGTAAATATTTAACTAAATGGATATTAAACGATCACACAATTGATACGGCTGTGTGGGGAGAATTAAATTCTACAATAACTAAAGAAATAACATCTGCATTTAAAATTGTTGACATAACTCAAAATAAATTAAGTGCATTTGCAGCAATACCACTAGATATGTTAGATTTAGGTCCAACTTTCTTAGATTCTTACATAAGAACTGTATTAAAAGATGCTTTATTATGTGGATTAGAAAAAGCTATAGTTGCAGGTACTGGTAAAAACCAACCGGTTGGACTATGTAAAAATGTATCTCATGGTGTAACTGTAACAGGTGGAGTTTATCCAGACAAAACAAAAGTAGCTTTAACATCATTTATGCCTAAAGAATATGGAAAGGTGCTTGCAAAATTATCTAAAACAGAAAAATGGACAGATGATAATAGTAAAGTACATGGAGGAAAAACTAGAAAATTCAGTTCAGTTTTATTTATATGCAATCAAACTGATTATCTTACAAAGGTTATGCCAGCATCTACAGTATTAACTGTTAATGGAACATTTGCACAAAATGTATTCCCATTTCCAACAGATGTGGTTATCTCTAATGAATTAGCTGATAATACTGCTATATTATGTTTACCTGCTGAATATTTCATGGCAATAGGTGGAGCTAAAGAAGGTATAATAACTTACTCAGATGATTATAAATTCTTAGAAGATTTAAGATATTATAAGATAAAAACTTATGGTGCTGGAAAAGCAAACGATGATACAGTAGCATTATTCTTAGATATAACTAACTTAGAAGAAGCTTATGTATATACTAAAGTAAAAGGTACAGTAGAAAGTACAGTAAAAGGTACTGTTACTACAAAAGCAGAATCTTAAGATAAAAAATAAGGGCTAGAATTTCTAGTCCTTATTTTATTGGAGGTAAAAATATGAATTTACTTCAAGATTTGAAGCTAAAATTAAATATAACTTGGGTTGAAGAAGAAACAGAAAATCGTCTACAAACAATTTTAAAAGATGCTGTATCCACTTTAGATTATAAATTAGGAGCAGATGTAGATTATTCTGAGGGTATGGAAAGAAATTTATTACTTAATTATTGCATGTATGCATGGAATAACTGTGAAAATGAATTTGACGATAATTATTTTAACAACATTATGCAGCTAAGACAAAAGTATGAGGTGGAAAAAATGAAAAATGAAAGCAATTAATTATAATGATGGTTATATAAGGATTTATAAAGAAAAAAACAAAGAAAGTGATTTCGGAGCTAGGGAGAATATAAAATCTATTGACGATTTGGAATTTATAGTTAAATTAGCATATAAAGAGTGCAGTAAAAGGCAACAAGATTTAGATTTTGCAGAAGCTAGAAATAGATCCTTAAGTTTGAAAATAAAAACAAGGTTTTATAAAAATATATCTAACTATGATAAGGTTGTTATAAAAAATATTCTTTACGATATTGTGTACTTTGATATAGATAGAGAAAAGCAAGAAATTTACTTCTATTTGGAAGAGGTGAGAGAAATTGCTTAATGACATAAAACAAGCATTAGAAAAATTAGGATATAAAGCTTATTATGGACGTTCACTGGCAAAACCAAATGATGATTGGAATTATTTTGTCTTTAATAAAAGTAGAACATCTAGATCAGGAACAAATAGAATGGATTATAACAAATATTATCAGGTACATTTTATTTGTGAAAATTATATAGAAGAAGATTTTGAATTTAAAATAATAAAACAAGTAACAAAAGATACAAAATTAAAATTAGCTGATACAGAAATTGTATTTAATTATACAACAAAAAATAATACTGATAGAGTAGTTGAAATTTGCACAATAGAATTTACAAAAGCTAAAAAAGGTTGTGAATTATAATGGCAGGGATAAATTTTTCATTAGAGTATGAAGACGTACAGAAAATACAACAAGCTATAGGAAATTATGAAGATAAAGCTGAGGACGTAATAAATAAATACATACATGGAGAAGGAAAAGACAAGTTAATAAACTCTATACATAATTGTATACCTGTATCTGATAGGAATAAAAAGCATGCAAGAGATGCAGATTCATTAACAAATAAAAATTTCAACTTAGGAATAAGAATTACAACAAAACAAAAATATAATTACTTAGTATTCCCGATGACAGCCAGTGGGACAAGCCAAGGGAAAAGTGAAAAGCCATTCATGGAAGAAGGAGTTAAAAAAGTAAAAGATAATGTCGTAAATGACATTCTAGATAAGTTAGGAGGTTTGAATATATAATGGCTAGTTATGCTAAAGTGTACTCAGATTATGAAATAAAAGAAAGTGCTATTAAATTTAATGGCGAAAATGAAATAACAACAACAAAAGTTGGTTGCGTAGGATCTTTAACTGAAGAGATGGATGTAAGAACAGTAACAAAAAAATGTGAAGGTGTAGTAATAAAATCTAGAACTAGAGGAACTGGAACAGGAACATTAACTGTAAGTATGCATATGCTATGGAGTTTGTATGTGAAAGTATATGGAATGATATTCACAGATAAACTTGCAGAAGGTGTATATGGATATGGTAAAGATAGTATCCATCCAGAATTTACATGGGTTGCTAAAGTGTTAGATGAAGATGGAATAGAAAAGTATTTAGCATATCCAAATTGTGTTATAAATTCAGGAACAAGTAAAAAAATAGAAAATGGTTCTGATGAAGTGGCAGAAATTGAAATGACGATTGCAGTATCTCCAGATGATCAAGGCTTTGGAAAATATGAATGTATGGCAAGTGAATTGGCTTCTGGTTCTGAAATTGCGACTAAATGGTTAACTTCATTTAATTTTGAATTAATAAAAAAAGCATAGAGGTATAAAAAATGAAATGTACATTTAAAGAATTAACATTAGAAAATGGAGAAGTTATAAAATTAACTCTAAATTTTGCTAGATTATTGCAGCTAAAGAATAAAAGAAAAAAAGAATATGAAGAATACAATAATATATATGTAAAAGAAGATAAAGATGCGACCTTTAGTTCAATCACGATTTTATATACAGCATATTTATGCGCTAATATAGAACAAGATGATAATACTTTAATGACTAAAGAAGAATTTATGGAAAATATACCACAAAGTTTTGTACTTATAAATAACTTAGCTAATGAATTAGCTAATCCAAAGCAAAAAAAAATTTCAGGAGCGCCTTTACCCAAGCAACAAAGAAGATAACAGGAGCAAAAAAAATAAAAATACCTAAATTTAAACTAGAGGACATAGAGGATTATTATACCTACTATGTCCTTATTTTGGGCATAAGCGAGGATTTATTTTGGAATATAGATATATCTTCTTTAGAAGGTATAGTTGCTAATAAAGTAGCATATGACAACTACATTAGTTATGTAAAACAAAGAGAATTAGAAAGGAGGGGAAGATAGATGGCAAATAAAACACAGGCTCAAATAGAATTTAAAGCTGTAACTTCGGATTTTAGGTCTGGTATAAGAGATATAAGCAAAGATATGACTACTTTTTCGAATGAATTGAGATTAAATGCTACTCAGTTAAAAGGAAATTCAGACGATATAAATCTATTAGAACAAAGACAAAATATATTACAACAACAATATGCAGCATCAAGTCAAAAAGTAGAATTATTAAATCAATCATTAGAGCAAGCAAAAAATATACTTGGTGAAAACTCTAATGAATACAGAAATCTTAATAATGAGTTACTTAGAGCACAAACTCAACAACAAGCTATACAAAATGAAATAAATCAAACATCACAAAGACTTAATGATTTAAGAAGTGCAAGTCAAGAAGCTGGACAAGAAATAGGACAGTTAGGAAATGATACAAATTCATTATCTAGATTAACTACAGAAATAGATCAGCAACAACAAGAGTTAAATAGACTAAAAGAAGAATATAAAAATGTAGTATTAGAGCAAGGACAAAGTTCAAATGAAGCTCAGCAATTAGCAAGTAGAATAGGACAGTTATCTAATGATTTAAGGGAAAACCAAAATAGATTGCATGAAGTTAGTAGTGCTGCTGATGAATTAGATAACAGTTTAAATGATGCTGCAGATGGAGCACAAGAAGCTGGAAATGCACTAGAAGATGCATTAGCTATAGAAGGTGTAGACGAGTTAACAGATGCATTTAGTGGAATAGCAGACAGTGTAAAAGAATTTGGATTAGAAGGACAAAGTTCGCTTAATCAATTGCAAGCACAATTAGGGCTTACAAACGATGAAATGGGCGAATTTGAAGGAATAATAAATGAAATTTATGCAGATAATTTTGGAGAATCACTATCAGATATAGGCGAGAATATGGCATTGGTACATCAAAACACAGGTTTAGCAGGAGAGGCGCTAAAACAATGTACAGAAGATGCATATCTTTTAAGTGATGTTTATGAAATTGACATAGCTGATAGTACAAAAGCAGCAGATGCATTAATGCAGAAGTTTGGACTTACAGCAGATGAAGCATATAATCTTATAGCACAGGGAGCAGAAAGCGGACTTAATAAAAATGATGATTTAATTGATGTAATTACGGAATATTCTCCTTCTTTTGCTAATGCAGGATATTCAGCTGAGGACATGTTTAATGCTCTTGCAAATGGGGCAGAGACAGGGGCATTTAGTGTAGACAGTTTAGGTGATGCATTTAAAGAAATGAATATAAGAATTATGGACGGTTCAGCCGATGATTATTTAAAAAAGTTAGGGTTTAATGCTGATGAGTTTCGTGAAAAATATGCAAAAGGTGGAGATAGTGCTAAACAAGTCACACAGGAAATGATAGAGCGTTTAAGCAAAATGAAGGATAAGCAAGAACAATATAATGTAGGTGTTGGTATATTCGGAACAATGTACGAAGATAATGCTGCAGAAGCTATATTTGCGTTAGGAGATCTTAATGGAGAGATAGATAATTCTAGAGACAAATTAGGTGAAATGAACAAAGTCAAATATAATGACTTAGGAAGTGCACTTGAAGGAACGAAAAGAATATTACTTACAAACTTACAACCTGCGATAAGTGCAGTAACAAGTGGAATAACAACATTATTACAAAGTTTTGCTAATATGCCTAAACCTGTGCAACTGGTAATAACTGCTGTAGTAGCATTAGGAACGGCTTTTGTAGGAATAACAACAGTTATAGGAATGGTTTCATCTGTAGCTGGAATATTTACATCGGGGTGGAGTGTTCTCACCGGGGTATTTGCAGCAGTTAAGACGAGAGTAATTGCAGCAACAGGTGCTATTGGAGCAATAAGTGCACCAGTTTTAATAGCAATAGGAGTTATAACAGCATTAGTTGCTATTGGCGTACTACTGTATCAAAATTGGGACACAGTAAAAGCAAAAGCAACAGAGGTTTGGAATGCAGTAAAAGACACTATATCTAATGTGTGGGAAGGAATTAAGAATGTATTTAGTACAGTATTAAGTGCTATACAAACAGCTATACAAATGTATTTTGATATGTATAAGACAATAATAGTTACTATTATAACTGCAATAAAGACAGTAGTAACAACAGGTTGGAACGGAATAAAAGCAGTATTTACTACAGTTTTAAATGCAATTAAGTCAGTAGTATCAAATGCATTTAATGGTATTAAATCTACTATTACAACGATATTAAATGCAGCTAGATCAGTTGTATCTAATGTTTGGAATGGAATAAAAAGTGTTGTAAGTAATGTATGTAGCGGTATATCAAGCACTGTATCAAATAAATTTAATTCAATTAAAAGTACTATATCTAATATAATGAATAGCGCTAAAAGTATAATGAGTAATATTTGGAATGGAATAAAGTCTACTGTAAGTAACGTTTGTGGAGGTATTACAAGTATAGTTTCTAATAAATTTAATGCAGTGAAAAATACAATATCTAATGTAATGAATAGTGCTAAAAATGTAGTATCAAATGGCATTAGTAAAATAAAAGGATTTTTCTCAAATTGTCACTTAAGTTTCCCTAAAATAAAGCTACCTCATTTTTCAATTAGTGGAAAACTTAGTGTAAATCCTCCAAGTGTACCGAAAATATCGGTAAACTGGTACAAACAAGGTGGTATTATGACACAACCAACTATATTTGGAGCTAGAAATAATACTCTTTTAGCTGGTGGAGAAGCTGGACCTAAAAATTTGGGTCACTATAAGGAAACTTATAGAAAAAATAAGTCAGTGAATTCGGTGAAGGCTAAGTTAAATAGCAATGTTTTATTAGTAGCATAATCGCCTCGTAACGTGGTATAATAATACTAAGAGGTGGTTAAGGTGAGATATAAATTTGAAGATGTTTATAATTTTGTGAAAGAAAATAGCAAATGTGAGTTACTGGAAAAGGAATATAAAAACTACAATACTTATATGAATTTCAAATGTGAATGTGGTAATATTTTTAAAACTACATTTAAACAATTTAAAGATATGAATAAAAGGCAATGCAATGTGTGTGGCAGAAAAAATGCTAATAAAAATAGAACTTACAATATAAATTATGTAAAACAATACTGTAATGATGTAGGTCTAAAATTATTAAGCGATGCTTATACTAATTGCAAAGAAAAACTTTTAGTAGAATGCGAATGTGGAGAAATATTTGAAAGTAGTTTTGATAGTATAAAAAACAGCAATAAAATAAAATGTGATAAATGTACTGGAAGAGGTTATTTTGAAAAAGATAAACCTGCAAATAATTTAAAAACAACAAATGACTTTATTAATCAACTAAATAAAGTCACTGATGAATTTATATTATTAGATGAATACATAGATGCGAAAACACCACTAAGATTTAAACATATAAAGTGTGGCAGAATATGTTATAAAACTCCAGACAATATATTGAATAAATTTAGAGGTTGCCCTTATTGTATAGAGTCGAAAGGAGAAAGAAAAATAAGAAACTTTCTTGAAGAAAATAATATACACTTTGAACCACAAAAAAAATTTAAAGATTGTAAAGATAAAAGAGAATTACCTTTTGATTTTTACATACCAAGTTTTAATTTATGTATAGAATACGATGGAGAACAACATTTTAAAGAAATTTTAGTGTTTAAAAATAATTTAGAAAATATCAAACTTCATGATAATATTAAAACTAAGTTTTGCTTAAAACACAAAATAAATTTACTAAGAATAAGTTATAAACAATTCAATAATATAGAACATATACTATCTGATATGTTAATACCGAGCGAAGCCGTTAAGGAAACTTACGGAACGTGTAGAGACTAGATGGAGTAAGCTAAGTAAAAAAGATACTTAAAATAGTATCTTTTTTATATGCAGAAATATCCACGAGTGCTGACAACCCTAACGTAAAGCCGAGGGTTAAGATATAGTCCGATACTCTTAGAAAACTAAGAGGAGCTAAGGATAAAGAGCCTTAGACATAACGAAATGGAAGCAATTTTACCACTAGATAACTTTTATAATTATTTAGATTCAAAATTAGATAAATTTATTAGTGAAGATAATACAGCAAGTGAAGTCAGAAGGTTATCAAATATAGTTTCAAACTTAGAACTTAAATTAGATATAGATGGTAGAGAATTTACTAGAACTGCAGTAGCACCAAATCAAGATGAATTAGATGATTATAATACAACTAGAAATATGAAATTAAAATACTAAATAAGAAGGAGGGGTAAAATGGAAAAAAAATTAATATTTAATAATATTTGTTCAGAAGAATTAGAAATAGTAGTTGTTGAAGGCCCTCCAGAAGTGTTGTCAGAAGAAGAATATGAAGAAATAAGTATAGAAGGTAGAAATGGGACAGTTACTATAAATAAAGGTACATTTCCAAATATAGAAAAAAGCTTTATTTTAACTACCATAAACTTAGATCAAGACATAAATCTAATGATAGAAAAAATAAAAACATGGTTATTTAAAATAAAAGATAATAAATTATTATATGCTATTCCAAATAGATATAATATTGTAAAAAAAATAGTTATAGAAGAAGATATAAAAACTACATTTGAAGAATATGGAGATTTTAAAGTAAAATTTATTTGTGAGCCATTTTACTATGATTTACTGGAAAAAAATATAACGGTGACACAAAAACAAACGAATATATATAATAATGGTGATTTCGCAAGTAGTCCTAGAGTAATTATATATGGAACAGGAGATTTCCAAATAACGATTAATGATACTACTGTGCAGATTAATAATGTTGCTGAAAGAGTTTTGCTAGATAGCAAACTTTTTTTATGCCTAGATAAAGATAATAATAATAAAAGTATAGATATGATAGGAAATTTTCCTTTATTAGATAAGGGAAAAAATACTATAACATGGATAGGAAATATAACTAAGTTAGATATAGAACCAAGAACTATTTATAGATAGGAGGGAGTATTAATATGAATAAAGCAGTAAAAATATGTGTTTTTAGTAAAAATACTCCTAAAGAAACGGTAATCTTGAGTAATGGCGATGCAATACTTGATAATATTTGTACAAGTTGCAAAGTTACGGAAAATTTAGATGGAACATATGAATTAGATGCAGAATTCATAATTGATGATGCAGGATTATGGGAGCATCTACAGGAAGAAGCCATATTGAAAATAAAGGTTGATTATGGAGATGAATATTTTAGGATTACAAAACCAAGAAAAACTAGAACTAGAATAATTATATATGCTGTACAAGTTACAATATATGAAACTATACATTTATGGCTTAATGATGTAAGGCCTACAGGATTAAATGGAACAGCAGCAATAAATTGGATATTAGATGGGGCAGTAGGAGTTAAAGAATTAGAAGTATATTCTAATATATCTGCATCTAGCACTGCTTACTATGAAAATATGAATATGTATAAAGCTATACATGATTGTGATCAATCATTTCTCAATCGTTGGGGAGGAGAAATACAAAGAAGAGGTTATCTTTTAAGAATACTTGATAAAGTAGGCAAAGATAGAGGAGTACAAATAAGATCATGTAAAAACTTAAGAGGTTTTGAAGCAAATACAGATGTAGATAGTATTACAACTAGAATTAAGCCAAAAGGCTATGATGGAATAACTATTGATGGTTTTATTGATAGTCCTATAATAAAAAATTATGCTAGAGTTTATACTAAAGAATTTACTTATAGTGATGTAAAAGTAAAATCTTCGGAGGATGAGACAGAAGGATTTAGTACATTAGAAGAAGCTCAAGATGAACTAAAAAGGTTAGCACAATTAGAGTATACAGAAAATAATGTAGATATTATAAATGCTGATTACACTATAGATTTTATAGATTTAAGTCAAACTGAAGAATACAAAGACTATATAAAAGCAGAAAGGGTTTATATAGGAGATGAAGTTACAGTTTTTGAAAGTAAATTGAATATAAATGTAGTTGTAAGAGCAATAGAAAGAAAATTTAATGTTTTAACACAAAAAGTAGAAGAAATAAAACTATCAAATAGGGATATAGGTAGAAAATCCATAAATATAAATGATGTAATAATTGATATTTCAAAGGACATAGCAAAGAATGATAATTCAATAGAAAAATGGATACAAAGTTTTATAAATGCCGGTATAAAAGACAGTTATGTATTTTACAATAAAGAAGAATTAGTTGTATGTGATAGCCCTACTATAGAAGAAGCTATACATGTATGGAGATTCAATAAAAATGGATTAGCACATAGTGCAAATGGATATCAAGGACCATATGATGTAGCTTTAACAGCAAATGGCCAAATAAATGCAAATATGATTTTAGCGGGTACATTAAAAGGACAGTATATAGATGCTAGAAATATGGTTATAAAAGATGAAGATGGAAATGTAACCTTTTCAGTAGGTAGTGATGCGATTGTAAGAATGATACAAGGACTTATAGATATTTCAGATGAAGGTATAAGAATAAACTTACAAGATAGTGAAGGTAATATAGTAGGATATGTTGTATATGACGGTCAAGGAGTTCAAATATTTACAAATGATGATGAGCCAATAAGTTCATTCCATAGAGAAGGTTCATATGCTGAAAAGTTTGTTGTAGATAGATTATATTGCCCAGCGGTGGTTCAAGTCGCTGACCTAAATGGATGCCCATCAGACTGGTATATAGGGAAAACAGCTACAGGCGATAGAACAGGAAGAGACCAAAATAACAAGGCTGATTCACTTAGTACAGTTTTAAGAAATGTAAAAAATTATGGAACAAAATTTGATGCTAAACTTACAATTCATGTAGAAGATGGATGTGTAATAAATGAAAAAGGTTTAGTTATACAAGACATGATGGGTACAGTATTTAGATTAGAACTTGGGGCAAATGTGGTTATAAATTGTGAATATTTTAATATCGAGGATTTATCTAGTAGAATATTTATAGAATATGTATCAGATAAAAGACTTGTTGGAGGTGAGATTACTCAAGCTGATTATAATAAGTACCCAATTATTAACTCGACTTCAGATGATTCAGTAATAAGTGTTCGACACGTGGATTATATAGAAATAAGAGGTATAAGATTTGAGGGAGTTGAGGGAGCTACTGGTATCAAAGGATTAGCAGGAACAAATTTAGTTGTTGATGACTGTGATTTCTTTGGGGTAGACCAATGTCTAAAAGCAGATGGTAGCTCAAATGTGTCTCTTGGGTGGTGTTCAGGTAATGTTGATAAATTAGCATCAATTTACAATGGTTCAATTTTGACTACAAGCAGAAGAATACCGAAATACTCAAATGAAGAAATGGTTTATGTTGCAGAAAATGCGATATTTATTAAAAGTCAATATTCTTATGTTCAATATGATACATTGCATAGTTCGAGCGGTTCGTCATCAGGAGGAAGTGGTACTAATTTGAATGATGTATTTTCAATACCGACTTCAAACCTTTACACAATGGTTGAGGGTACAGGTAAGGTCACTTCAGCTCGTAAAGGTTATACAGGTCAAGGTAAATATAAGACTCTTAAAGCTCATAGAGGTTATATAAAATTACCGATAACTAGTATACAGTCAGTTATGGCGAATAAAAAATCCTATACATTAAAATTAAAATTAACAAGACTTAAGACAGAACATGGATATGACTCAAAGACTCCGCATCCAATATTTAGAGCAACAGGAGGCTCAGCAGGTGCGACTGATTATTGGGACTCAAACGTTAAATTTGCAAGGGGAGAAACTCAAACTCTTACTTTGCCAACAAGTATAGTACAAGCAATAGAAAAAGGTGCAGATACATTGGAGTTATGGGCATCAAGTAACCAAGAACAGCAATATGCCTTCTTTGGTGATGTAGTATTGACTATAGAAGGGGAAAATACATCACAAGGCGATACCGATAAACCAGGTACTGATGTAGGTAGTGGTGAGACTGCATATTCAGCAGTAGGTACTACCACAGCTAACTTAAACGTTAGAAAAGGTGCAGGCTCTAGTTATGCAATAATTACAACACTAGCACAGGGCACAAAAGTAAATATAGTGGCTAAAGATAATGCGACAGGATGGTATAAAATAACTTATAATGGAGCTTATGGCTATGTATCAAATAAATATATTACTATAGAATCAACAGGTGGAGGAACAACTCCAGATAAAAACACAATTTATGATTTCCCATATGCAGATGAGATGGTAGAAGTTGGGATGACATATTGGAGAGTGTGTGACCAGGAATATACAAGTGGCCAATCATGGTCACAAGGTTTTACCTATAGAAGTGCTAATACACCATTAAGTGGAACTTGTAAAGCGGACCAAGATGTTGCAGGGTCATTATGGGAGGCAGTAACTAGAAGTGGTAAAACTAGACATTATAAGGCGATAGACTGTAGTACATTCTCAGGTATGATGACAAAAGGACTTGAATATGTGAATGGACCATATGCTAATAAAACAAACTTTACTAATTTCCGTAAAAATATATTACAGAAAAGCAGTAAAAAATGGGCATTTAATATGGTGAAGGCAGATGGTACATGGGCAAGAGAAGCAGCAGCTCAATGTGAGTATTTCGATAGAGTTGGCCTTGGAATTGTATATTACAGAAATGTAGATACAGGAAAAACTTACGGAAGCAAAGGCTCAGCTGATGATAATTTCTCACCAATAAAAAAAGGGGACTTAATATTCTATTCTAAAAAAGACTCTAGCGGAAATTGGAAACAACCTAATAGATATATGAAGGTTTCTCATGTAGCAGTATGTTATGGAGATAATTCTAGTGGTAAAAAGTCAGTTATAGAATCTACAAATGGAACTATGAGTAAAAACCATACGTTCGATGATGGGACAACAATTAACGCTGGTATAAGAATAGTTTCAATAGCAGGGACTTCTGGGTATGCTGATGATATCGTAATGGTAGTTAGACCTCAACCTAGCCACTATAATGGAAATATTCCAGGAGGTGGAACAGAAAGTGGAGGTACTGGCGGAGGTACAACAGGCGATGGAGTAACTGATACAGGTACTACAGAATATACAAATTGTGTTTCAGAACAAGGTACAATAGACGGCAATAAATATGTATATAAATTAAAAACTTGTAAAATAACAGCTTATGGTGGAGACAGTGGAAGTGCTTGTAATATACCATTGAATTTGGGTAAAACTTGCGGTTCGTTCAATTTACCATTCGGAACAAAAATCTACATTCCAAGCCTTAAAGGTAAAAGTATTACAGATGGTAACGGGAAAACAGTAACTTGCGATGGTATATTTACAGTAAATGACACAGGTGTAGGCGGAACAGACTTTGACCTTTACATGAGTACTAAGTCAGATACAAATGCAGAAAGTGTATTTGGAAATACAAGAAGAGAAGATGTTTACATATTAAGTTATGGCAGTGGATATGGTTATGCTTGGTCATACACACAAAGTTATAAATGGGCTTACAATAATGGAACTTTAAGCGCTTATAAAGTGGCTTTCAAGGACTATATCAAATACGGAGGTACGTTAATAAACTTCCTTAAATTCAAAAATGATGATGCAAATATAAGAAGCTCAACTTATTGGAGCATATTAAACAGTTAATAGGAGGTGTTAACTTGATTAAGTATGATTATGAAATAACTGTAAATGGAAATCAAGCAAAATTAAATAAAGACATATATTTATTCAGAGGAAATAAGAATGTACATTATTATTTTGCTGTAAAAAATGCTTCTTTTAATTTTAAAGGAAGTACAGATTTAATAGAAAAAACAAACGCAATAAACGCAGCTGTAACGGTTATAAAACCGAATAATGTAGAAGTAGCAAGTGCAATTGCAAAAGTTGAAAATGGGAAAATACACCTTAAGGTAACAGAAGATCTAATCGATGAAGAAGTAGAAGTCGGAGATTTTGATTTGGTATTTGATTTGTTCGATGATACTGACGGGGCAGTAACAATTCCAAAAGTAATAGGACAATTCCATGTACTAGAAAGACCATGCACAACTCCCATTTCCGAATTGGTAGCAACTAACACAACAAATGAAGTAGACCAGGCTCTAACGGATTATGCTATTGTTACTTATGCAGAGCCTGTAGCTTCTACAAATGCAGACGGAACTTTTGCTAAAAAAACATGGGTAGCAAAAGAAAAAATTACAACAGCAGAGTTAAACAGAATGGAAGAAGGTATAAGCGATGTTAGTTCGCAATGTAAAGATATTGCGAAGAAAACTATTATAGAAAATGATAAATTATATCTAGCAAAAAGTGATGGGACTAAGATAGACGAAGGTACCACTTTGCCTATTAATACAGGTAGTGGAAGTGTAGATTTATCTAATTATGTTATAAAAGAAACGGGAAAAGGATTATCTACTAATGATTATACAAATGAAGATAAAACAAAATTAGAGGGATTAAATAATTATGACGATACGGATATACTAAATAGTATATCCATTGAAAGAGCTAGAATAGATAATTTAATCGCCCTTCCAGAGGGTTCTACTACAAATGATGCAAGGTTAGAAGATATATGTATAGGAGCAGATGGGAAAACTTATTCTAGTCCTGGAGAAGCAGTAAGAGAACAATTCAAAAATGTTGGATGTTTATATTATTATAGAGATTTAGATGAAAGTGTGTCATGCCCTTCTACTGTTGATGAAATGTATGAATTATGGGATAATTTTATAACAAATGGATATGCTCAAAAACAAACATTAGCAACAGTTGAAGGTTTAGAATTAAGAACATATAACTTTACAAGAACTGAAGTAAATCAAAATTTTAAAAGAAAGAAAATAGGTATAATATGTTCTTTCCATGGAGATGAAAAAGGTGCATCGTTTAATTTTTATTACTTCATGAAAGATTTAGTTGAAAATCCTAAACAAATAGAAATTTTAACTGAGTTATATACTAATTATGATTTTTATATAATTCCAATAGGCAACCCTACTGGTTGGAATGCCAATACTAGAAATAATTATAACGGTGTTAATCTTAACCGTGATTTTACACTTAATATTTCTGAAACGACTGAACAAATAGAAACTATAGTCATGAAAAAATGGTTAATAGAAAATGCCTTTGATTTAATAATAGATTCACATAATACAGAACATGGGGGTATTTGGAACGATAATATAATGGGATATACTCAAATACCTATTAATGGTAAAAATAAGAATATAATATTAAATGGATATTATAAAGTTATGAATAAATTTTCGGAAAGATTACATAAATGGTATCCAAATGTTTATCCATCAAAACAAAATTTCTTTGAAGTTGATAATCCACAAGATGGTGGTTGGTTAATAAATTATGGAGCTAAAATATTAAATACTCCAAGTGTCTTGTTTGAAACTTCTTGGTGGGTATCTAAGTTAGATAAAGCATATTTTGGTGCTTATACGACAAAAATAGGTGCGGAATATATTGGCAATTTCTTGTATGAAATGGCTACAAAATTAATATATGAAAAAGAAATAAGAGAAGATTTATTTGAAGAATACACTATAACAACTAATTTAACAAATTGCACTTTAACAAATACAAAAACAAAAATTAAAAAAGGTAACCCTTTTAATACTTATATTATACCAACAACAGAATCCCAAAATATTCAAAGTGTTAGCATAACAATGGGGGACAAAGACATTAAGTCTAACTGTTATGTAGGTGAAAAAATAATTATTCCAAATGTAACTGGCAATATAGATATTCAAATAGTAGCATCTGATATCCAACCAACTACAGAAGTTGAACTTACTGGCACAAAAGTAAATGGTTATCATTCATATACATATAATGGTGACCCAGATTTTAATGCTGATGATGGATATGATAAGTATTATGTATTATTATATTCAACTAATTATATAACATATGAATTCGACATATCTCAATATAGTAAAGATGGAATATTTGAATTGACATTAAAAAATAATAATAGACGTAGAGTATCTGGCACAATGGAACAAGTTACATTTGCTAATGGAATGAGAGTAGTTCCAGATTATATGTTAGGGAATCTTGAAGTAGATGGTAAAGTAACAGCCATTCAGACTGATGAAACTACTACTGCATATACTGTTAATGCTAATTGTAATTATATCTATGTTTCGATACACAATGATTCAAGTGCTAATGTTACTATTTCTGCTAAATTCAAATACTAATTATATTGTATTATTCTATAATAATAATTATAATTATAGATAAAACA